ATCTTTACCGATCCAGCATCTATAATGGCGTCCATTTGACTTTCCATTGTGTTCTGGACTGTTATTATCGGCTTCTTTCCGGCCTTTATCATTTCAATAGCACGCTCGGCAGCTCGATCCGCTTTTACCGCTGCCAGAAACGTATTCACGTAATTATGGACGCTGGAGAACGGGCTGTCTGGGTTATCGAGACTCGATGCAATATGACCGCTCGCAGCAGCTTCACCGCCGATATACTCTTCCGGTACTGCTATTCCGAACGTGTCTATGATCTCAGTAAGATTTAATCCAGAAAATATCTCTGTTATATGCCTATCAAGCGCAATAAGCTTTCTTGTTGCGCCCATGGCTCTATCGGCTTGAGATTTCTCTTTATTGGCCTGTTCGCTCTTGGGATCTGTTTCGTTTTTCTTCCAGCTTACGCCAGCGAAACTTTGCTCTCTGCGAATGTATTTTCCTGCCGCGGCCAAAGTAGCCACAACCATTTCCTGCATGGCTATATCGCCACGGTCGAAAGCCGTCTGTATTTCATCTTGCGTCAGATTCGCCTGATTAAATACTCTGTGATATACCGGCATATTTTCCGGGGTTTTTGCCCATGTTGCAGAAAGATAGGTTACACCGTCGGCACGATCTCTATTGATAATTTCCATAGTATTAGCCATCTGATTAGAACGTTTATCCTGGCCGCCACGTCCCCCACCACTCCCGGCAACGTCTCCTGCCGAGCCAGCTGCGTTGTGAGATTCGTCGAGAATTGGTATCAGGTTTCTGGCCATCGCGAAAGCGTCTTTTTTAAGATAGCCGCGCTTACCCCTCTGCTCTTCTCCGTCTCTTATCTGAGAATAAGTAAGAGCTATGTAATCGAACTTCCTGTTGGGACCGGTAAAGTCAGAATAATCTCCGGCTATCATTCTTCTAAATACTTCTTGAAATACCTTCTTGTTGTGCTTATGGACAACAACCTTCTTGCCAGAGTCATCCTCATACGACATTTCACCGTTGGCGTTAAATATAAACGGCCTCAACTTATCGCCACCAATAGCTTTCAAATCCCTGAAAATGTCGTTAAACAGTCCGACTTTTTCAGTAAAAAATACGGGGATCTTCCCCTGTCTTGAAGCCCACTGAATTATTGCCGCAGCCATTCGGCCTTTACCGACACCTGTCTGGTCTGCGATAATATTGCCGCCGCCGTTCGATAAATTATAAAAACTCTCGGCCAGGCCGTCTATCTGTTCGGCAGAAAAGAACGGTATGTCTTTGGCAGACTTATAGCCAAGTTGCTTCGCGACGTAATCATCGAGAGACTTCTCCCCGGTTTTCTCCAGCAACGACTCCAGAGCTTCCCTTGTTGGAACGGCAAGAGCCCTAGAAACCAGAGCGCCGATAGAGTCTGCATTAGATACTGAGTTATACGGCTCCTGAATTGAATCGCTTGCGCCGATCTCGTCAGACTCCAGCACAAGGGCATCTACCTTCGCCCCATCAGAAGCTACCCTAATATCATCAGCACGAGGTTCAACAGTGTCAGGGGTTGTGGTGTCCCTTGGCTGTCCGGGTTGTCTTGCGCCTTTATCGGAAAGCTGCTCTCTAACTCGTTTAATGCGCTCAGTATCTCGTCCCGGCTCATTATCTCGTTGGCTATCTGCCATGGGCTGCTGCCCTTCTTGCTTTGCAGGTTCGGCAGATACAGCTTCAGCGCCCTCGATGGGTCTATCCTCTTGTCGTTCTGTGCCGCGCTCACCATCAGAGACTTGAGTATCTCTTTCAGTTTCGGGAGCGTTATCTCCTGTCCCTGGTCCACCGACAAGTCTATCTGTCCGATTGATATATTCACGGACTCCTTCCCATCCTTCGGCATAAGCTATTCTCCTTACTGATTTTGGAACGCCGACAAGATTCCTGTTAAGAGGATAGTCCTTGCGGCCTTCTATTATAAATATCTCAACGGGCCATTCTGCACCCATCTTTCTATAAAACTGTCCGTCCAGCTCGAAATGTCCAGTAACATTATACTGGTTATACATTGCTCTGGTAAAAACAACGTGATTGCCAGTTATCTGGTTTTCCTTTTCAGCGCCCAGAATAATAACGGCCTTGCCGTCATCTCTCATGTTTTCGAGAGCTTTCCATGCGATATAATATTCCAGTTTCTTCAAGTCTATTTCAGACTTTTCACCCTTAATTGTCTGCACTCTTTTGGTTTCGATAGATCCGAACGGCGGGTTGGCCATAACCAGATCGACGTTTATGTCTGGCGAAAATTCTGTGGCATCCTGATTCGTTATGTCGGCATCAGGGAAAAGAGCCTTGAGCATATTGTTTCGATTGTTGTCCAGCTCGTTCAGGAAATAGGCGTGCTTAGTTCCTTCCTGATTCTCAGATATTCCAGACAACAAAAGTCCGTTGCCGGCAGTTGGTTCATAAACAGTAAGTCGTTTAGATTTAGACAAACCAAGACTGTCCGTCAGCAAAGAAGCAAGAATATGCGGAGTCGAATAGGCCTGCCGGGTCATAGAACCGCCAGTTCGTTCATTTAAGTTCGGCATATTCTCGTAAAGCTTCTTGAGCTGGTAGAAGTCTCCATAAAGATTGTTCTTGCGGATAAGTAAAGTTATCGCGCCCTCAAGAGACTCCTGCGCCTGCTTTCGGTTATCAGGATCAAGGCCAGCCTCTCGCATAGCCGCGTCGAGCATGGGATTAGTAGCCGGTTTGTCTCTGGTCAAAAGAGACTCGGCAAACGGTAGAAGTTTCGACGCTATGTCGGCAGTGGTCGGTTCAGCGGCAGTAGGTTCAGCGGCAGTAGGTTCAGCGGCAAGGAATCTTTCGATCTCGGCCTCGCCGTCCATCTCGGATCTATATTTTTCTGAGCCTGGAAAATACTTCGCGCCCATATATGCCGAAGCAAGATACGGCCTGAACTCTTCGCCCACGTCTGAAATTACAGCCTTAACGAAGTCTGCAAATTTTCTTACACCAGCTTCAAGGTGATATGCTGCCATCTCAACTGAAATAGCAGCCAGTTCTGGGTCAATACCAGAAGTAATATTTTTTGTTTTTGCTTTGAATTTTTTCTTGAGTTCTTCATATCTGGCAGTAGTTACTACCGTATTGCTCTCGCCGTAGGCCGGACGCTTCTCCATGTCGGCCTCTATCTTGTCCAGCTCAGCCTCGCGCTCGTCTATTTTGGCTTGAGTTTTTTGACTCCGAACTATGGAATCTGGAACGCGTTCGGGTTGCGAATCTGGAGTCTTGCCAAACAAAGCAGCCTCATCTTCTGGAGATAACGGCGGAATACCTTCATCGTCCCTACGCACGGCCTCATCCAAGACGGCCTCATTATAGGTTACTGCGTCATAGACTACTTTCGGTATTTTCAAATAACGGTCATTCGGAGTAACGACATAATATTCCTGTTTTCCATTTCTTTCTCTCGATTCTTTTCTGGAATACGTGCCACTCTCAATCAGCTCCCTTCGAGTCATAGTTTTGCCAGCATAAGATATTTCGGCATCGAGTATTTTGTTAAGCCTGCCACTATCCATATTGCCTAGAGAATTAACGTAACCGGCATCAATAACTATTGGAGATTTGGCTCTTTTGTCGGCCAGTTCTGCTTTCTTTTTTTCAATCTTCTCCTGTTCAATTCTGTCTCTCTCAAGACCTTCCTTCCTAAATTTTTCGTTAGCCTCGGCAACTTCTTTCTCTTTGTTTTTCCAGTATTCAGCTTCTTCTCTGGAGTTAAACAGGTTGTCGCCAAATCCATCTTTTGAGTCGCCACGAAGAGCAAATTTTTTAACCGGGCCGTCTTTGGTGTTTACCGTGACCTCATATATCTCACCACGCTCCGGCAGTCCGGTGTCTTGTTCCTGTTCCGGCTGATCGGCGAACGGCGCAATATCTTCAGGCGTGATCTGTCTGGTTACTTCCTGAGTCTGAGGCATCGGCTGTCTCGGCTGCTTGGCCATTGCCATAGCTTCCTGTAAATTACCAGGCTGAGCCATGGGCGGCATGGCAGGCATACCCGGTTGAGCCATCTCAGGCTGACGCTGAACTCTCGCCATAGCATCCTGTAGACTGGCAGGCGGAGCAACTGGCGGCATGGGCGCCGGAGTCTGCTGAGTTTCAACAACATTACCCTGCGCGGCCTGGTTCATAACGAACTCATTAACCTGTTGCAGTTCTGTCATATCCATCTCAGCCAACGGCTTGCCAGTCATTTGCTGAACCATGTCATCAGTAACGCCGATAGCCTCCATGGCATCCTTGACGTTCTTCGCCATCTTCTTGAGCTTAACCTCAGACACGCTCGATGATCCACCCACGTCTGGAGCAGATACAGCCTCAGAAGGCGGTGGGGTTGTGGCGGCCTGCGGCTGTTCCGGTTCAGGCTCAGTTGGTTGAGTCGGCTGAGTCGGCATAGGTATCGGTTCGGGTTGCGGCTGTTGCTGCACCGGAGTCGGCGTTGCTGGTTCGACAGGTTTACGGACTTCGGGTTCTGCCTGAACTTGCTTACGAGCCTTGGCCACTGCCCCACCCAGATCGGTTATGCCGGTCATCCCAACGCCACCAAAGCCGCCTGACAATCCAGCGCCTATACCTCTGGCGAGAGCGTTAGGATCGGTAACAGTTTTTGCAACTGCCTGCATGGCCGGAGTGCCTTTGATATTCTCGACGGCTGACTCTTCTGTGAGAGTCTGTAAAAACTCTGTACCAGCTTCGATTCCGAAACTCTTCGCGTAATCAATTATAAATTGTATTGCGTCTTTAACTGACTTCCCGGCAGCCTGCTCTGCTACTTCCATGCCAGCCTTGCTGGCAAATCTGCTCAGCAATCTATCGAGCGGCATATATTCCATCGCACCAGCAGCCATCGCCCACGGCAATACTTTTAATCGCTCCGGCATCTCGCCAGTCTCGCTGTATGCGTCCGTAGTTATCGAGCCAGCTTCAAGCATAGTGCCGCCGAACCAGCCAGACAGACCTCTTGCCGCGTGCGCTGCTGCGGCCTCGGTTCCGCCAAGACTGGTAACCAGTTTAGCAATCTTCGGGGAGTAACCGGCAACCTTAGATATGGCCGGCACTAATTTAGTTGCAGCTCCCAGACCAGATAATACCTTACTGGCTGCCATACCTGGCAGCGCCATAGACAAGACAGAAGCTCCGACCTGACCAGTCTCACTCAGTCCATACTTGGCAAGGTCAGTGAGAGACATTTTACTAAGATCATCCCAAGAAGTAATTTGAGGGGCAGCGGAAGGAAAATCACGACGAGCTTGTTCTCCTGTTAGTGTTGAAGCCTTCGCAAGATCTTCTGATCCGGTGACAAAAGCGCCCATGCCAAGGATCTGCGACGCGGCCTGACCTGGTATTCTCGCCACGGTTCCGCCGATCTCGTTGAGCGTGTTCCACTCCATCGGCTTCGGGTCCGGCTTGGTTACTATTTCATAGCCTGGCGTTTTAATCTCTGGAGCTGGCATACCAGTGAACCCGGCCATGGCATTTATACCCGCCTGAGTTCCAGAGGTTAATGCGGTCTGTTCCTTGAGTTTACGCTCGTCTGAATCCTGCTTAATCTTGCGAAGAACATCGTAAATGCTCATATAAAAATACCCTCCAGGCTACTTATTCCTTGAGGGTATTTTAACACGATTAGCCTGTTATCGCCACGCTCTTTGATTCATCCATTGAGAAGCAGGCTCAGGCTTTTGCGAAAAATGCCATCGAACAAGTTTGATTATTTTGTCTCTTCGTTCTTTGTTTTCGGCAATGCCTGGGATCTGAGAAAGCTGAGCCATAATCTGATCCGTGTCCTGCGGTCCGGCTCCAGAACGCTCAAGACCTCTTGCTATTTGCATGGCGTATCTGTTGTCGTCCTGATACGTAGCCATATCCTCAGCGGCAGATTTATCTGCGCCAGCAACAGCAGGGGTAGACACTGCGTCAGCTTGGCCGGAAAATGTTATATCTCCAAGTGCTCTTGATCCGGCATATCCTATACCAGCACCGATCAGTCCTCCAGCAACAGTTCCTATTCCAGGTAACATCCCCGTTCCGATTGAAGCGCCAAGCATAGCGCCTCCGGCAGTCCCGGCAGACTTAAAAGCGCTTTCCTGAAATTTAGCACCACCCTCGCCCCATGTATAATCTGGATCAGCAGCGGCGGCCATTTCTTCCTGTATCTGTTCATATCTTCCAGGCATAGCAAGTCTTGTCATTTCTTTCCATGCTGCGGCCTGTTGCTCTTTGGTAAGGCCAGTATTGATAAGTTCCTGATTCATTTGTTCTCGGTTTTTATTCCAGACATCCTTACCAACGCCTATTAAACCAGACTGAGCCATCAGCTTCGCCGCCCACTTAGCCGCGTCTATTTCGCCCTTCTGAACTGCTTCAGGGTCGTCTATGCTTACCGGAGTTGGTTGAGGCGGCTGAGGTAGCTTCGGTTCCTTGTCGGTCTTAACTTTAGAAACAGCGGCTTTAACACCGGCAGACGTTTCGTCAGGTTCTACTGCTCTAGTGTTCATAAGCTCCCAATCAGAACGATTCTCGCGCCCTGGATATTTCATCTTCTGTCTGGCAGACTGCAAGTCCAGCTCTGCCCTTGCCATATTAACCTTCCGGAGATCTCTCGTCTCCTTTAGATCCTGTTGGCGCTCCGCCTCGCGCTCTTCTTCCTTCTTCTTCATGCGAGACTTTTCTATAGCCGAAGTAAGAGCGTTTATACCTTCTGCCCCGCCATATCTTCCGGCAGCTATTGTGCCTACCGCCATGCCGAGAGTTTTACCAGTATCGGATTTCGCAAACGACTTCAGCCCGGAAAGTATATCCTGTAATTTACCCATTACATCATACCTCCTACTGCCGAACTAACAGCGCCAATAGTAGCGGCGGCTCTTGCCCTTCTATCTGCTTCCTGCTTCGCCCAGAGTTCATAATTTATTCTGCTCTGAGGATCTATTTGATCGCTACCGTAATTTGCCAGATTCTTGAGATAGTCCTGATATACGCCGTAATTACGCACATCAGCAGTATCTCTCTGGCCAATGTTAAACTGTTGCGCCTGGTTCGCTGTGGCATCGCCATATCTATTCTGCTCCTGCTGTGCGAGGTATCTCTGCCATTCAGACTCATACCCGGCCATCTGTGCGGCCTGTTGAGCATTATACCCTGTCATCTGATTACCAAACTGCTGCTGTTGCTGACCACTCTGGAACTGTGCCATCTGCATAGCAGTATCGTTATCGATCTGGATTCCTTGTCTGGCATACTGAGCCTTAATCTCAGCGTTGTTTTGCATGGCCATAGTATCTCTGGTATAACCAGCGGTAGACAAATCAAGCCCCGCGCTCTGTCCGGCGATCCTGGCCATCTGTCCTATGCGAGACTGTTCGGCTGACAGGTTTCTGTATCTATCTTCGCGCTCTGCCTCCATCTGCATCAGATCAGCCTGTTTACCGGCTTCGGTAACCTGTCTATCATATTGTGCGGCAAGATCTGTCATCTGTTTTTGGCCAACAGAAGATCCGTAATTACCAGATTTCATCTGCTGTTCTTTAAGCTGAGCAATAGCAGCCTGCTTCTGCTGTTCGAGGCCAGCCGTTGCCATATCGATATAGGTCTGTCTCAGGTTGGGATCGTAACCAGCGGCAAGGTTTTGCGGAGTTTGTAAGCCCTGCATGGCGCCGAGCAGTGCTGCACGTTCTTGATATGTGTTCGCGCCAGTGCCAGTTGTAAGATTTAACTGCGTTGGGGTCTGGCCGCCCACGTTTTGAAGTCTGGGGGTCGCCACTACCCCAGGTGAGTCAGGCACTCTTTGAGCTGGAGAATAGATACCCGGCATATTTCGGGTATTGCTGCTGATCCGTGGGTTATACGTCTGAGGCTGGAAATAACCGGGGCCATACTGAGACGGGTTAAACTGCCGTCCCTGCTGCTGTATGTTCTGGCCATAACTAGCCATTGCAGCAGCGCGAGACGGATCGACTTTCGGCTTAACGTCGTCTGGAGTTTTGACGGTGGTTAATCCGGTAGCCTCGCCGATTGGTTTAAATACTGCTTTGTCGATAGACTTACCCGCTGCTTGTATTGGTTCGGCGATGTCGGTTTGAAACCTCTTCTGGGCTGATCCTATAGGATCTTTTATGCCTTGAACGGCTGGCTGAATAACAGCCTTGTCAAATTCTCTGCCCCATTTTTTTACGGTATCCCATGCGGAGGCCATATTCTATCTCCTGAGAATCACATTATACGTGCCGGCTAATGACGCCGTAAGATATACTTTGCTCGCCGTCCATGCCGTTGTCCCAGGAAAGACGTTTGCAAAACTAACGGTGTCTCCCTCTGTGATAACAGGAAATACCTGTCTGGGAATAGCCTCAAGAGTATGAGGTATCTCTACCTCTGTCCCGGCAGTTATTACTTCAAATTGTATCACATCTGAGAACTGATTGATAAAATCAAACAGCTTTTCTATGTTCCGCTTCTCGGAACCAAGATAACCGTATTCCTGAGTTATGTTACTCATACCGCGTTGCTGCGTAAGAACTGGATTGTCATACCATGGATTCTAATATCTCCGTCACCGACAGAATCATAGTTCTCCAGAATTATACTAGTCTGTATTCCATCTCCAACCAAGTTGTGTTGCAACTCGATTATATAGTTTGGCGGCTTATTTGGACCATACATATTTTCCTGATAAACTGTTGGCGGAGAATCTATTGTTAAATTGTAATCAAGCTCTTGCGTAAGCATCAAAGGGAAAAATGCCAGCCCAGATGTAGGATATTCTTGTATCGCCTTCACCAGACAATCAGTCCACTGTTTATTTATTTGTCTGGTTCCGGCATCTTCATTCTTCGTCTGGATCAGAAAATCAATAAATTTATTCGTATAAGGTGTTCCAGTTCCCCATCTATCATTGTAGGCTGTCCAGTCGAACTCAACCCAAGTGTAATTGCCACCAGGTTCTTTTGCAGGGACGTGGAGTTTGTAACCATAAATTGTTGCAATGTCAGCCATGCCAAAGGCATTGAACATTATCTCAGACGTGCCGGTCGCGCCAGTATGCTTCCACAATGTTATCGGCCATCTCCTGCCAAACTGAGAATCATACGGCTGATTGAGAGATACGCACAAAGCCTGATTAAACGAATTGTAGGCGTCTGTGGCAACAGTAGCAAAACCAAGAATATAATAGCCCTTCGGATCTACGCCAGCTCTTGCCCTGTGCAAATACGATGAAATTGCCTTTTCATTTACGGCTGTTCCGAAATAGATGGTGTTAAGAATATCTTGAACTGCATCGCCGATTTCTATCACTCCGTCCATAGTAACGGCACAAAGTTTAGCTTCATCACTTAAAAACATTACCGCTGGACCAACGCCGCGAAGATTTACATTCTTTATAGTGTCCGGTGATAAGCAACCATATTCCGATGTGAGCAGATACGTCTGGCGCTCTGACTTGGTGTAACCAACCTGGATGTAAATTGATTTTTGTTTGAATACAAAAAGATTCCTGCCGATCGACCCAAGGCCAATAATGTTCTGTCCAGTATCGCCAATAGTCCACGTCGCACCATCAGCGAAATTATCAACAGCAGAATCAGGATATGTGCCAACCGCCGTTTCATATAACACCCTTCCGACAGCCATAAAACATCTGTCATTGTGCTTTAACATCACCCTGCTTAATGGAGCGCCAAGACATGCAGCAGCAGTCATGCCGGTAATTGCCACCATCGCATCGCTGCCGTTTGTATGCAAATAACGATCCATATACGCAAACTGTCCTAATCCGCCAGTCGTATATGTGTGAATAGTTGAGTTCGCTACAGCTATAGTTTTGCTTGACATAGATTTATAACCATTAAAAAGGTCTATAATCCATGCCGCAAAATAATTTGTTTCTATTTGTTTAACGCCTGGACGCTTACGAATAACGCCGTTTTCCAAGATTACTACATTGCGTGCCTGCTGTAATTGATTAGGCAAACAAATTTCACCGGACTGGACCGAACACAATCCACCGGCGAAACCATTATAAACAATGTCTTTTTTTGCATTACCCATTATGAAGCATCAACAATAGTAGGAAGTCTTGGAGGCATCATTATCGGCTGATCGTAAATAATGCCAGATTTATTAGATTCAGCTTTTATCATTGCATCGAGCAGCGAACTATAATTCTCAAGACACGCATTTGCACGATCATCTGTCTTATATCTATACGCTTTATACAAAACTAGTTCATACAACACATCTACATATTCGTCTGGTATTAGCAAGGCCGTAGTAGCGCCAGTCGCGTATGTGGTAAGTTTCTTCTGGAATGAAAAAATAAACTTTCGATTTTCGCCCAGTTCTGGAAAAAACTGTATCTTTGTAGAGCTTAGATAATACCAAAACTTTGGATCGCTGGTATAGTCTGTTGGGAATGAATCTCTTAACTGATCCAGAGTTGTCTGCTGAAGATACTCATACGTTCCGTCTGTAACATCATAAATGCTTAAAATGTTCTGCGCGGCAACTGCGGAGCTGCTTACTTTTATATCAGTTTCAATGTTTACAGGCACACCTCCTGAGCCAATAGTCATCTCATCTGATTCTCGAACTACAAGAAAACTCCAATGCTTTGATTGACAAATCATCCTGTGGCATTCATTAACCCACTTCTCGATCCTCGTTTTTGATCGAGCAGTATAGTCATTCAGTTCAAGCTGAACAGCGGCAACCAGGGCATTGAAATTCATTACTTTTTCTTCCCGGTGTTAGATTCAAGATCAATGATTTTCGCGTTCATTTTCTTGATTATCTCATCGCGCTTAACAATCTCTGATCGCAGCTCTTCAATCTCAGCGTTGCGCTCATCGAGAATGATCTTCATATCTTCGTGGCTGGTTTCTTTCAAATCAACCAGTTCCCACTGATTAGTTTTTTTGTTGTAATGCTCGCGTTTCCCTGCGGGGATGTGGTCAAAATGTCCCATTATATTTCTCCTGTGGAAGTTAAGACTGGCCGGGAGAACTAACCCCCGGCCAGTAATTCGTTACGAAGCCGATACGATACCAGGGATACCAAGCATCTGAACATTGAAAGTGCCTGCTGCCGATGAGTTCGGCTCGCACGCCATAGCAATACTCTTCGTGCTTCTGGTTGTTGCTCCAGAAATGCCGTCTACCACAAAAGTAGTTCCAGCGTTAAGGACTTCAAGATAGTCGCCAGCGACAACAGCTTCCGCTGCCAGTTTTGCCTGACAGGCTCCGCCGATTATCAATTTGGCAACTTCGCCAGAGGCATAGGCTTTCTGAGGAATACCAACGTAGTGAAGAGCGGCAAGAGTTGCCGGAGCTGCCGTTACCGCTTTCCCGTCATTGTCGTTAGAACCGTCGCCATCGAGATCTGATGTGTTATATGAAGGATGAACAGCATACGGCTGAAAAGCAGTAAGAGCTGCGTGAGCGTATGCGTAAATAACCATTCTGCCGTCTGCTTCAACTATAGGAACGCCAAGATGCACTTTTGAAATAATACCTGCTGGCATGAAAAAACTCCTTGTAAAAAATTATTGGAAGAACCGAGGGCAGGACCACTGCCCCCGGCAACTGGATCAGGAGATGCTGTGGATCTTGCCAAGCTGTCTGAACATATTGGCAGTCAGAGCACCGGTTACGGTAATAACCCAGGCATACGCTCTCTGATGAGGCATCATGTTGAACGGGCCTTCAATGGTGAACGGAGAGTCGTCTGATTTTTTCAGGCCGCGAACTCTCAGCTTCAAGCAATCTTTGCTGAGGGCATACATCCTGCCAGCGCCGATTTTGTCTGCAAATACAACCGGTTTTCCGGCAAAAACGAGATCGCCTGAAAAACCAAGATCAGCAGCGCCAGACTTGTCGGTCGGAGTATATTTGCCGAATGCCAGAGACTCGTAACCTTCATATACGGTCTGGTCAGTGATATAAATATCAGGCTTGATAGAACCGCGTGTGCAGGTGTTTTTGATGTTGGTCATCTTGGCTCTGAGGTTATCGAAAGCCAGAGTAGTTTTCGCGCCAGAGACAGATGGACATCTGATCCAGGTATTTGTCGAACGGTCATAGCCGCCCAGAGTTCCTGAAGTGTTGTTATCGGGCATGATTGCTTCGAGGCCAAGCATAACTTTACCAGCCTGATCGGTGCCGTCGCCGAACAACATTGTTTCAAGACCTTCAGCGAACGCAAGCTCAGCCTGCTTCATCTTGGACTTGATAAGGTCTACTGCGCGTTCCTTGCCCTTGTTGGCATCCATTTCGCGGAACGTGATTGTAATCGGGAATACGATTTCCTTCGGATTGAAGCGAACATTCTCAAGACCGGAAGCCGGTTTAAGACTGATCTGCTCGTATTCGCCAAGGGCCTGCAAGTAGTCAGGAAGCTCAGTCATTACTTCTTCATACATGTACTTGCCAGTGCCATCCCATCCGGCCATAGCGCCAGATTTTCTGAGCCAGTTGAAAAGAGGAACGCGAGCAGATACGTTATCAACGAACCCGCCGCGAAGATACTTCTCAAACGTTGAATTAAACAGTGGTAATAGATCGAAAGCCATAGCTTAAACTCCTATTAATGAAATTCCCGCTCTGCCGCCTCGAACGCCTCATCTATTGTTGAAGCACTCTCTGTTCTTCTCTGTTCGGCACCGCCTCCGACATCTGCCTGAACCGACTTGTTTATCTTCTTAGATCTCTGTTGCTCAATGTAATACTTGGTTTCCCTGAGCAACAGCTTATGACTCATCGCCTTGGAGCCTTTATCCCATTCGTTAAGAATGACATTCCTGATCGGCGATTGAGACAAGACCTCTTCAATAAACTTCGGGTCTGACACCTTCTTGTTGAGACTCTGTAACTCTTCTCCGAACTCGTCTTTGTTCGAGTCGTTGATTGTTCGCTCTCTCTCGAAAATCGCTTCCTGAGCTTTGCGCTGAGATTCTTCGCTGACAGTATCTATAACCGGCTTCAACTTCGTCATTATCTGACGCTCGGTCTTGGCCGCGACATACTGACCGTAAAGATCTTCCTTCCCGTCCAGCTCTCTGAGTTTCTCCAACTCAAAGTCTGATAGGTCGCGCTCGGACATCTTCTTGCGAAGATACTCTACCGTGTAAGAAGTCTTGTCCATTCCGTCATTTTCAGAGAGAGTAGTTAACTCGTCTCTAGTAAGATCAGGTATAGACTCTTCCTTCTTCTCCGGCTCAGGCGTTTTGTTTAATTCGAGAAACGCCGATTCCATTTCTTCCGGGGTTTTGAACTTCCCGGCGTAAAGTCTTTCCTGCGACTTATTGCCTGCTGGCTGTCTATCGCTGGCCTCTTTACCATTTTCGTCTTGTTCCCCAGAACCTTCGTTTGCGTCTGCTGCATCGAGCGGCTTTGTGTAGTCGTGCGGGTTATAAGTTCCTTCGTCCCCGTCTTTTACACCGGCCTCGTCGAAACAAGCGGCTACAATTTCATCAATAGTCTGGATTGTCATCTTTACCTCATTCTATCAGAAATTTTACGCCACCCTCTACCGTGTTTTCGGCATTGAGTGAAAAACTCTTCTTTCGATCCTATCTTAATAGGCTTTCCTTCTGGATGTATGTCGGTGTCAACATACGGCTCAAAAAAATTGCCAGTCTCGAATTGGAACCGAAATGGAGCCAGTAACTTTGTCATTGCGTTTCCGCACTCTTCACATACTACAATATCATCATGCCTTTTGACAAACTCTTCAACAACTTTCTTACATTCATCGCACCTGTAATCAAAAATAGGCATTGACATCGGTCTCCTTGTAGCTTATCTTTACCATATCCTCTCAAAAGATCCTCTCACATGTAGCCCCTGTATTTTTGCAGGGGTCATTTTTTTATCCATTTAATGTAGCCCCTGTATTTTTGCAGGGGTCATTTTTTTATCACACCATCGGATTCATCTGCTGCTGAACACCTTGCATCGGATTAGCTCCAGTAGTTACGCCAGCTCCAACGCCAGCGCCGCCCATCTGGGGTTGTGGCATCATCATGTCAAGACGATACTGGTCAGCGTTGCGCTTGCCATGTTCCTTCAAGACTTCAGTTGCCAGCTTAACAATATCCATGCCGGGAACACCCTTCATAACTTCGAGCATGTTCAAGCTGATCTGGCGATTATATGCTGAGTCCTCGCGCTCGGTCGATCCAGTTTCAACGCTGATGCTGATATCTTTAAGAATCTGGTTGCCGATCCATTTTACCCAATACTTTGTATTGTCTCTGCCGACAACCTGTGTTACACGCTCGGTATCGTAAGCGTCCTTCATAATATCAACAGCCAGTTGCATGCATCTATTCATGAAGTCAGTCAGAATATCTATCTTTGCGCTCGTCGCATTACCAGCGTTACGATCTACGATCTCAGACTCGGCAGCAGTTGCCTTGGTAGTCCTTAACGCCTCATTGGCAGACGTGCCAAGGATTTCTACCAGCTCAGACCTGTTGCGCTCGTAATGGTTGTAATATTCCTGAGTCAGTCCATCAGTAGACTCCCTGCGTATCGGCGGATTAGGCATCCCAATCAATCCCTCTACCGGGATATTCGCGCCCTTGCCCCTGCGTGAAATCTGAGTCATCTTCTCTTCGTCGATGATCTTTGGATCATAAATCGTAAACGGCCTCGCAAAAGTCGTCGAAGCCGCGATCTCTTCGCGCTGTATTTCCAGCTCTTCCTGCATCCCTATAGCTTCGAGTATAAGAGGTTTCGAGAACTGGCAATCTGTATCTTCAACAAATTTCAATATGACAAACGGGAACCCTTTAATTTTCCACGGCCACGGCTGCGGGTCTTTCGCATAAGCCATGCCGAACTCTGGAACCCAGACCACAACCCCAGACTGCCTGTCCCAGATGTGATATACACAGGCTTTCTGCGACTCTGGATCGTCGCCGCCTGAGTAATTCTTATCACTGTATGTCAGCGCCTCCCACGACAAATCAAGAGACTCAGCCTCGGCCTTAGTCAGCTCCCATTTCAGCCCCATATACCGACAGCGCCTTACCACGCCGTCATAAATCTCAGCACACGGATCAACAATGAAGCTCTTGAACGGCCTGCGCCTGAAGTAAATCATATCCTTGCCGCTATCGACGTTAAACTCATAACCAACCTGCATAATGCTGGCTGGAGCATGGTGGGCCTCTCTGGCGCAAGCCTTCGCCTCTGCCTTAAAATCAGTGGCGGCCATTTCAACTTCCATCAGGCTTTCAACAACGTCACAAACCTGTTCGGATATGTCCTGCTGAACCGGCATACCAGTCATCGGGTCTATCTGCGGAACCATGACTGGCACGCCAGTAAACGGGTCTATCTGCCGAACCGGCTCGGCATCAGCCCATATCGGCTGTGTCGGCTTCGCTACAAACTTCGGGTTCCTCGCATAACACTGCGCTATCTGGCGCTCAATCGGCTGGCGAAGGAAATTCACTTTATACTTGAATATAGAGTCCTTGCTGCCCTGCATCTGAGCGTCGATAAACTCGCCGTCTGGCGTGTCGTCGTTCTCGCCGTAAGCTCTGGCTCCAGCTTTCGCCCACTTGTTATACTTCTGCTTTTTCGGACCTTCGGCCGCCTTGATCCAACCCTGGTATTTCTTCACGTCCGATAACTGGCCGCCATCGTAATCACTCTGAGGACCGCCTACCGGAACCTGATGTAAACTCTCAACCATAGCGCTTACGCCTCCTGCATCGACTTACGATACCGCATAGCCTTCAAACTGAAAATGTCAGGTATCTTGTCCTTAATCTTACCACGGCTTGACCGTGACATGCCATAATATCTAATGCAATCCGCCCAATGGTCTAGCTTGTTGTCTGCAACATCCATTGGGTTGCGCTCGTCGTGCTGGCAAATCTCAATCGACTCTATCGACTTCACACACGTATTGAAGATCTTCAACGTCGGGGCGGTGTCCCCCTGATCGTTTATCTTGCGTAACTTGAACATTTCGTGAAGCCTTGTCCAGCCCTGAACCCGGCTATTGTCGGCAGGTATCAGTGGCAGACCTTCATAGGCCATCTTCTCAGCGTCACTAGGGCCTGACTTGCTCGCCCACATAGACGGGTCAGCCACGGCCATGACAATCTTTTCATCACGGCTAATATATCTGATATCCTTCGCTACGTCTTCAGGGATTGTCCTTGTCCAATGACGTTCACGGTATAACACTTCCTTGCGGCGGCTGTCTGGAGACACGGCAAACCATAGACAGACACACGGGTCTGGATAGAAACCCCAGTCCATCGCTATATAACGCGCCCACGTGTCAGGCACATCGAACGGCTTGCACACATGCGTAGTCCTGCCGAACTCGGTGAAGTATGAACCCTCCAACACAGACCAGTCACCCATGCGCCACGCCTTATGCAGCTTCTCTGGCAGGCTGTCCAGATACTCGATATACTGCGGGTCATTGTCGCACAACGTCGGGTTATCTGTCACAAGCGACGGTATGAACTGCCGAGTCAGGCTGCTGCCCTTCTCGCGAAAGATCACGTTTGGCGGGGCTGGATCAACAAACCGTTTCTTCACCCAATAGTGACCGGGACCGCCGGGATTGGTCGTGCTGGCTATGCGTGCCTCCAAGTCCTTCACGGTCGAACGGCAAGAGCCAAGCAACTTATCATACAGATCCTTGTCGGCAATGCTTGTCAGCTCTTCAATCAGTATGCGCTGGAACTCTCTCCCAAGGTATTTGCGGATCGAGCGAACGTCTTTAAGGTGTCCCGTGAAGATCTTCGCACCCCATGGCCATATAAACCTGGGCGTAGGCGTAGACACCAAGCGGCCTCCCGTCTTCTCGTATATGTCACGCGCCCGGTCTATCCAGTCAGACAGTGACTCGGCCGTCTCTCTTAGCACAAGGCCACGAAACTTGCGGTGCTTACCATGAATGGCCGGCTTAGCAACCCAGATGATCCCGGCGTCAGTCTTGCCACCACCACGGGCACCGCCGAAAAGAATCTCACGCGCAGGCGAACGCAGGAATGTCTCTTGTCGTTTGTGCGGCCGCCACTCGTTGATGATCGCGTCAGTATTCAATCCGATCGACCTCAAGCACGTCTTTCTTGCGGATCGCGTCCTCTTCTGGAACGTAGATCTTCATCATCTGCTCAGACTCGTAAATATCCTCAAGCTCGACGTCTTGAACGCCAGACAAGGCACGCAGGCCAGCGGCGTAGTTGCTCACGGCCTTTGCGTCATGCACTTGCGTCATCAGGTATGCTTTAATCATGGCGCGGATCTCTGAGATTTTTAAGCCTCGGCCACGTTTGATAAGAGCTTCTATACTGTCTGGTTCTGGTTCATCCTCTGACGACTCAGGAGGGGGAGCCACTACCCCGACAGGTGTTCTTACTCGTTTTTGTTTCATTGGTCGCGGTAGTGGTTGTTTGCCGGCCGCGACAGCTTGCGCCTGCTGCTGCCTTGCGACGAACGGCGTAGTGTGTTCTATCCAGCCGAATTGTTTCCACTTCCTGATTCTGGAACCTTTTACACCAAGCAGCGCGGCGGCATCGACCAATCTGCATGTTGGATTGTCACGCAAATATATATTTAACCTTTCAATCAGGGCGCGGGTTTCCGGGTTTTTTGGCGGCTTCATTTTCACATTATATCACAAAACGCCGGCTATTTTCACCTAAAGCCTTCACAAAAACGGCCTTTTCCTCGCAAAGTGGCTCTGGCAGCCATTCTCCATCGCCTCTTACCTCTCTAATGCTGTCCTGGGTGGCATACCAGCGAAAACTACGATATTTCGGAGGCAAATTGTAAATATCTTAATAATTTTATTAAGATTCTATTTGACTTTGCCGATATTCTTATTAAGTTTAATAAAAAGGGCAACCAGAAGTGGTGGTCCGAGAATCTTTGAAAATAAACTTGTGAATCACCCCTGACTCACGGTTATCAGGGGTAAAACGTGACCATGGACACCAAGGGATCAGTGTCGGTGGTTGAAACTTGGAGGTATCCCATGATTATGTTCAAAACAATCGAAAACACAATCGGCATGATGCAGCTGGCCGGAGGCAATGATGGCCTCCGGGCTAACCGGATGAGGGCAGCTCTCATCAGCGGCGATAGAGAGCTAATCGAACAGATTAGCTGGGACGATTCACGCAGGTGCTTTGCCTGCGACCAGGAGCTCCACTACAGGGAGCTCCTGGCCATGGCCGAGCTCTGCATGCAGAGCATCGGCAGCTAAGGACGAAACACCCCGGACTCAGAACCGGGGTGTCCATGGGTCATGCCCATGCTGATGAGTCCGGGGTGTTTCAATCCCCGATGTATAGAGGTTGAGAGAGCCGGGCCGAGTGCCCGGCTTTTCTTTGCCTTGATTATGGGATACTCGACGATGTAACGACTTCCAACCCTCGGAGAGATCCGGGGGTTTTTTATTTGCCTGCAAGTGTGTCAGGTAGCTTTCCCGCTCTACGAACGAAGTGTGTCAGCTTGTGTCAGATGAGAAAAAAAAACTGTCACACGCTACCGCCGTTGTAGCGCCGTTCTCCAAAGCTGTGTCAGAAGTGACAGCTTTTAGCGAGAGCTTTTATATAATATAATTTAGTAATTTTTATTTTTTCTCTAAACTTTTTTAAAAGCTGACACTTCTGACACAAACCTCTACAACTAGCTACTAGTCTGCGTCTCTGTGTGACAGATATTTTTTTTCATCTGACACCAACTGACACACCTGACACACAAAACGCTATTATATTTAATAAGAACACCCCTCATTCGGGGTAGTGGCTCTTAGTACTACGGAGAACAGAAGAGAACAGATTCTTCTCTTCTCAGCGGGGGGATAGGGGGGAAATCTGGCAAAAAAATTAGCACTCCCGGGAAGGGCTCCCACGAGGTGGACGTAAGTGCCGCTCGTCTCAGGGAGCGACCACCTTTCCCCATCACATCGGGGATTGAAACATGGACATGTCGGCCTCCCACATATCCAGGGTTGCAATCCATAGCAACCTTTTGATATTGGTTCTACGGTCTACAAAATCATCCCACGCCCCATACTCTTGCAAGACAGCAATAATCTTGCTGTCAGAGATAAAAGCAAACTGTAGCATGCAGCGCTTAGACTGCATGAGACGTTCAATACTGGCATCAGCAGGCCCTGATGCCGGTATTGAGTATATCTCCCTTTTTGTAAATCCTAAAGTTAGCCCGCTTGAGCTCTCCCAAGTTCTTAATCTACCCATGTCGCTCTGATTATTTCCGCCGCGACTTGCGGCACGATTGCATTGCCATAACCCCGCAGTAATCCCACTCTGCCTACACATTTTCCTGCGAGTGGAAAACCACCTTCATTCTTCCGGGCACTGTATTCCCCATGCGCCTGTTCACACTGTGCCAAAAACTGTGACAGCTCAGACACAAGGTTTGCAGGTTCTTGCTGTCGTTGTTCTGCGGGTTTCCATCGCAGTGATGGATGCTCAGATTCGATTTGGCTTTGCAAATCTCGCAACATCCTTCTATCTGCTTCCGTGATCTTTTTCTGCTGGCCGGTATGCTTGGGTTCGGATTTTTCTCCCACTGAGCCTTTACCGCGCAAGATAGTCCACAGAACTTCATCCTTAAAAACGCTCCACGGTCTTGCAATCTCCCGTTGAATCGTTTCCTTTCCATTGGCTTCCCACAGGTTTCGCAATACTTCTTCGGGTCTGGTTCCGGTAATCGCGGCATAGTCTTCTACTCCTTGAATGGCTTTCGCAATGAGTTCTGATAACACATCGTCCATTCTATACCAAAACCCATCAGCCAGCAAGAGAAATTTACATTCAGCTGGCACTGGCCTCCACTTTCCATCTCGGCAGAAGAGCCAGTCAGGATTTGACCAGAAGGTTTCAGGCGCTTCGGCTCGATCTGCTCGATCATCGCAGCCCTCTGCGGCAATGGTATCCCCGTGTCTTGTGGCCTGATTGTGCCGTTGCCCCGGCTCCCGTCTTGCGCTGTCGGTGTCGGCCAGCCCGCTAATTTCGCTTGTCCCAAGGGCGTGCCCAATCCCCTGCGGCTGTCGTCTGGCTGATCGTTCACATTGCAATTCGGCGTGTTCCAACCGTTCAGCAACAAACCAGATTCTTTGCCTGATGTGGTAGCCGCCGACGCCACAAGCTGGTAATACGATCTTCCCCGTGGCGTAGTTTTGAGCTTCCAGGTCATCTTGTAAATCATCGAGCCAACCGTGGCTAATCGCTGCTGCAACCTGTTCCCCAAAGATAAATTCAGGTTTGCAGGCTGCAATGAGCTTGAACCACACGGGCCAGAGGTGTCTGGGGTCGTTAACTCCTGCTTGCTTTCCTGCTGTGCTGAATGACTGACACGGGCAACTGCCAGTCCAGACTGGTTTATCGTCTGGCCAGCCTGCGAGTCTGAGGGCATAGCTCCAGCCCCCGATTCCAGCGAAGAAATGGCACTGAGTGAATTCTTTAAGTTCATTCGGGTCTACCTCCGTTATTGATCTGTCGTCTACGATTCCTGGTGCAATCAGTCCCTGTTTGATGAGTTCCCGCAACCACGCAGCTGCGGCAGGGTCGAACTCATTGTAGTATGCCGGCACTTATTCTACCTCCCCATAATAATTTTCAAGACCACATCTAATAGTATCCCAAAGTATCCTAATTACGCAACCGAAAAAATTTATTTTTTAATGCTTGACAATAGTATCCAATTTAGGATACTACTAAGTCATCGAACGTGAGAAAAAAAAATGTGGAGGTAGAAAAATGTTAGCATTTTGGTTTAGCCCCGACGACAAAAAACTTGCTTATGGCGACGGCAGGAAGGTCCGGGTTGGGACCACGCACACGGTAGAAGGTAAACCTGTTCTGTGCGAGTTCGGTCTACATGCTTCGGAACGACTGATAGATGCCTTACGGTACGCGCCCGGTTCAACTCTCTATTTAGTCGATATATCTGGCATGATCGTGGCGGGAAAAGACATAATTGCGGGCACGAAACGTAAATATCTCGCACGTTTCGATGCCGAAAAATTACTGCGCGAATTCGCCCGAAAACAAGCGCTTATACACATTGAAAAAATCCGGCCTTACACAGACGAATACGATTTGATTGTCGAGTATTTAGAAACCGGAAAAGAGTCTCTGCGGAGCGCAGCCTGGAGTGCAGCCCGGAGCGCAGCCCGGAGCGCAGCCTGGGGTGCAGCCGAGAGCGCAGCCCGGAGCGCAGCCTGGAGTGCAGCCGAGAGCGCAGCCGAGAGCGCAGCCTGGAGTGCAGCCGAGAGCGCAGCCCGGAGCGCAGCCTGGAGTGCAACCTGGAGTGCAGCCGAGAGCGCAGCCCGGAGCGCAGCCCGGAGCGCAGCCGAGAGCGCAGCCCGGAGCGCAGCCGAGAGCGCAGCCGAGAGAGCAGCCTGGATCGCAACCTGGATCGCAACCTGGAGTGCAGCCCAGAGCGCAGCCTGGAGTGCAGCCAGGAGCGCAGCCAATGCGATGTTGACAGACATGGTTCGAAAAGCCACAGGATGGGGGCATCTGAAATGAACCTCAAGAGCTTTCAGAAACAAGGCGTGGATTGGCTCAAGGAAAATTTCCGGGCCATTCTGGCAGATGAGATGGGTTTGGGGAAGACAGTCCAGGTTGCTGGGTTAATAAACGCCTGCCCTGGTGTTATCAGAATTTTGATAGTTTGCTCGGCATCCTTGAAGCAGAATTGGTATAACGAACTCACAACATGGCTTACCCGTCCCCTCTCCATACAGATTGTCTCCGGGAAGAAGGACACCGTGCGCCATAGCAACATCACCATTATAAACTATGATATTCTTTCCGCTCATGGCGATGCTCTGGTTCACGGTAAACCATGTGACAGCAAAGGTCACATTTATGATCTGGTGGTGTTCGACGAGGCGCACTACCTGAAAAACCCCACAGCCGATAGAACGGCTGCAGCCAGATGCTTCGCGCCCAGAACCCCGAGATTGGTTTTCCTCACTGGCACACCATTGGTTAATCGCCCTGCTGATTTGTTCGTTATGCTTCATGCGATTAACCCAGAGATCACCAAGAGCAAGCAGCATTTCGAAGCCCGGTATTGTGGTGGTCACATGGAGCGGTTGCAGTTCGGCAAGAAAATTGTCCGAAGGTGGAACAATCTTGGCGCCACAAATATTGAAGAACTCAAAGAGAAGCTGGCGCCCGTGATGCTCCGGCGCCTGAAGAGTGAGGTTTTGTCTGAGCTGCCAGAGAAGCAGCATCAGATTATTGAATTAGATGGAGACGATATGTTTGCTGGCGTCCCGTTGAAGGGTGCGTGGTGGAACGATCTGGAGCATGTGCCAGTGTCGGCCACAGCTCAAGCCCGAAAGGCTTGCGGCATGGCGAAAATCTCCAAAGTGGTTCAGCACATAAAGATGCTGTTGGAAGAGAAAGACAAAGTGGTGGTGTTCGCGTACCATCAGGACGTGGTGAATTCTATCGCCGCGGCGTTCTCGGGCGAAGCTGTTTGTATCACAGGCTCTACGCCGTCTGATAAGCGGCAGGGATACGTGAACGCCTTCCAGACGGACCCGAGAGTGAAGCTGTTCGTTGGCAACATTCAGGCGGCTGGTGTTGGTTTAACTCTCACCGCGTCTGATATAGTAGTGTTCGCAGAGTTGGATTGGGTGCCGGGGAATATGAGGCAGGCAGAAGACCGGTGCCACAGAATTGGCCAGAAGAATAACGTGCTGGTTCAGTATCTGGTCACGCCGGGTGTGGATGCTGAAATAGGCCGGGCGTTGGCCAGGAAAATTGAAGTGATCGAAGCCACGATTGGTGGCAACAAATAAATTAGGGAGGTCTGTAATGGACGAAATGATGAACAGAATGATCGAACAGATGGGGAAGCTCACCGACGCATTGGTGCTTATGCGTGAGCAGATTGAGGCGCTGAAGATCACGGTGAACGTGGTCGAGGACAAAGCACCTGTGGTAGAAACCACACCCGAACCCGAAGCCCCGAAAGAAAAGAAGACCAGGGCCAAAAAAGCCGATCCCAAACCGGAAGCTCCTGCCGCGCCAGTAACAACGGCTGAGCCCGAGCAGACCACTGCTCCCGTTATTCCGGTGTCTTTAGATGATGTTCGCAAGACAATCAAGGAAGTCATGGACAAGAAAGGCACTGGCGTGGCCAAGGAAATCATCAACGGTATTGGTAATGCCCCGAATGTCTCTGCCATTCCGGCTGAGAAGTACGAAGCAGTTATCAACGCCTGTCTGGAGGCCATTAAATGAGCCATTCTATCATCGCGCCCAGCTCTGCTTATCGCTGGCTTAATTGCCCAGGATCGGCAAAGCTGGAAAGCAGATATGAGGACACGTCCTCTGTCTACGCCGAAGAAGGCACGAACGCCCACCTCCTGTTGGAGAAGTGCATCCGCACCGGGCGTAAGGCGTCCGAGTATATCGGCAAAGACATCATGCGGGAAGATGGCGGGGTGTTCATAATCCACGCCGACATGGCCGAACACATCGACTGGTGCCTGGACTACATCCGATCGCTTGCCGAAGAACTGGACTCCGGCGTCGAACCAGAGCAAAAAGTTTCTCTGGACTGGATTCACCCCGATCTCTCCGGCACATGCGACATCACGATTCGGCAGGAATTCGGCAAGCTGGTTATCGCGGATCTGAAATATGGTAAGGGCAAAGAGGTTGATCCTGTGGCCAACCCCCAGCTGATGATCTATGCTCTTGGTGCCATGGGGAAAGAGTGTCTGTATGAAACCGTGGATCTGGTTATTCTGCAACCCAGAATCTCTCGGGAACCGAAAGTCTGGACAACCTCCCCCGCCGAGCTTTACAAATGGGCCGAGAAGACACTGACAAAATCGGCTGCCACGGCGGCCAAAGGTTCCAAGTCTTTCAAGGCCGGTAGCTGGTGTGACTTCTGCAAAGCCAAAGCGGATTGTCCGAAGCTGCGCGAGAAAGTCATGACAGTGGCCGGTGAAGTATTCGGTGGTGCCAAGCTCCCGACCCCGACAGTCCTTACCCCCGAAGACCTTGGCGAAATACTCCCAAAGCTGGACATCTTCGATCTCTGGGCGAAGGCTGTCAGAGAACGTGCAGAATCTCTGCTTCTCTCCGGCCAGAAGGTGCCCGGATTCAAGGTTGTCAGAGGCCGCACCAATCGCTCCTGGGCCTCGGAAGATGACGCAGCCAAGGCATTCTGCGAACTCTGTCCCTCGGCGGCGTCCGAATTTTTCCAATCGAAATTCCTGTCCCCGGCACAGCTCGAAAAGGTTATCAAAACTATGGATAACAAAGACGAACTGATGTCAGTCCTGTACACCCTCCTCGAAAGTAAGGAAGGGAAACCAACAGTCGTTCCCGAGTCCGATAAACGTCCCGCGATTGAATTCAACAACCCGGTCGCATTCGACCAGAAAGATCAGGAGGAATTATTAAAATGAGTACGGAAACGAAAAGTGAACTCTTTGTTGTTACCCCACCTTTTCGCATGGCCTTCCCAGAACTTCTGGAGCCAGTCCCAGACTTAAACAAACGTTTGTGTAATCAGGTCGTGGCGCTCTTTCCCGCCAATTCAGACCTGTCTGCCATGAGAAGTCTTGCCGAAAAAGCAGCACTGGCCAAGTGGCCGAAAAAGGAAACCTGGAAACAGCTGAACAAGGGCAAGGGCATACATCTGCCGTTTTCCGATGGCAATAGCAAGGGCAAAATGAAATCTGATGGCACTTTCCAAGTGTACAAGGGCCACGAAGATACCATTGTTGTCAACATGAAACGTCTTATCCACAGACCAGACGGGTCGAGGAAAGAACCACTTGTCGTAGTGCAGAGAAACCACAAAGTCGAAGTGAAGCCATCTGATAAAGACGAAGTTTACGGTGGCAGGTGGGCCAGAGCACAGGTATCATTCTTTGCCTACGACCAGGGCGGCAATCAGGGTGTGGCGTGTGCTTTGCAGATGGTCCAGCTTCTAGATCACGACGAACCCCTTGGTCCAGCCCGAGGCGCATCTTCTGTGTTTGATGATGACTTATCTGAAAACACCCCCACTGCTGGAAACCCTGACGACTTCATGTCGTAACTAATCTGAAGGCCCGCCTTCGGGCGGGCTTTTTAAGGGAGGTAGACGAATGAAACACTCAATCCTGACAATAATCAGTAAAACTATGGACGACCTGCGCCTGGAACTCAGAGACAGGGATATGGAGATCCTGACCTTGAAAGCACAACTGAAAGCCGCTGAAGAATACATCAGCAGATTGGAGCGAAGATGATAGTCTCGATAGACTATGAAACCAGATCCAGAATTGGTATCGAAGGCGGCGCGTGGAAATACGCCGGGCATCCTTCGACAGAGGTTGTCTGCATGGCGATTAAGGTGGACGCCGAACCCACCAAGCTTCTCTGGGCCGAGAAGTTTGAGTTGCTGCTTGGTCTTGAGTCAGAGATGACCTGGGACGAAGCAAATCAGCTGATCTACAAAGCTGATCGGGTGGAAGCACATAACGCTGAATTTGAAATGGCCATTCGGGAACGTGTGCTCAAACTTGAACACCCTAAATGGCATTGCACCATGGCCAAAGCTGCCATGCACGCTCTCCCCCTTTCCCTTGAGAAGCTGTGCGAAGCTCTGAATTCTCCGATTCAGAAGGACAAAAAGGGCGACATGCTGATGAAGAAAATCTGCCAGCCGCAGAAGGACGGCACGTTCATTGACGACGTAGAGATTTTCAAAGCCGTTGGTGAATACTGTCGCACAGATGTCGAAGCTCAGTATCTTGCCAGCAGACAGCTGGATAATCTACCCACCATCGAGCAGGCCATCTGGCAGCTTACTATCAAGAAGAACAAACTTGGCTTGCCCATAGACACGAAACTGGTAGACAACGCAATCACTCTCTGGCAGAACTACGAAGAGAAACTGAAGGCCGAATTCGTAACTCTCACCGGCGTCCCCTCCCCCTCCTGTCTCCAACAATTCCTGACGTGGCTGGAGGCCAATGGCTGTGACCTGACCGACCTGAGAGCTGCCACAGTGGCAGAGGTATTATCTTGTAATACCCTCAAGGGCATCATGGTTTCGTCTGAAGTTCGCCGGGCGTTGGAGATCCGTGCCGAGCTTGGCAAAACTTCCATCAAAAAATACGAAGCCCTCAAAGGGATTGTGGAGTCGGACGGAAGAGCCAGAGGGTTGTTCCGGTACCACGGAGCTGCTACTGGCAGATGGGCCGGTAGAGGTTTCCAGCCCCAGAACCTCCCGTCCAGAGGACTTATATCTGAAGTCCCGCTGGCAACTAGAATGATCCTGAATGGCAGTGATCCTGAAGACTTTGATCTTCTCTGGCCATCACTCTCTCAGGTTCTTTCTTCCTGCATACGTTCTGCCATCAAAGCCCCGGAAGGAAAGACCTTTTTCTGTGCGGACTTCTCTGCTATCGAAGCAAGAGCGCTGGCGTGGTTGGCGGGGGAACAGTGGGTGCTGGATGCTTATAGCCGAAACGAAGATCTTTATATCAAAGCCGCCAGTAAAATTTATCGGAAACCAGAAGGACACATCACCAAATCTGAACGTCAGATCGGGAAGGTGTCGGTGCTGGCTTGTGGTTATGCAGGCGGGAAGCAGGCTTTCGCGAACATGGCCGCCAACTACGGCATCAGCATTGACCTGGACGAAGCGCAGGAGATTGTAACCGGCTGGCGTCAGGCCAATCCGAAGATCGTGGAATGGTGGTACGAACTGGAACGTGCTGCTATCAGCGCCATAAAAGAACCCGGCACTTCTTTCCATGCCCGCTCAGTCAGCTACATGGTGGACAGCCGCGGTTATCTCACCTGCACTCTCCCCTCTGGCCGGAAGCTCTACTATCCAGAAGCCCGACTCGGATTGAAGACCACCCCGTGGGGGGAACAGAAGCAGGTGATACTTTATAATACTGTGGTGAATGGGAAGTATCAGGAAACCCACACATACTCCGGCTGTCTTGCCGAGAACGTAACCCAGGCAGTAGCGCGGGATTTGATGGCTAATGCAATGCTGAATCTTGAGTCTGCCGGGTTCTCAGTACTGGCCTCAATACACGATGAAGTGCTGGTCGAGTTCTACGAGTGTACCAATATTGAAGAACACTTTCAAATCTTCCTGGACACCATGGTGAAACTCCCGGCGTGGGCGAAAGGATTACCGATTGCCGCCGATGGGTGGAGAGGGGAAAGGTATAGGAAGTGAGCAAGAAACTCGATTACACCCCCAAATCCAGAATACGCCAAGCCCTTCGCCAGCTCTGGCTCCGTTCCAGGGAACGTGCGGCGGCGCTGAAACGGGAGAAGAACACCTGCCAGAATTGCAACCGAAAAGCTTCTATGGCCAAGGGGAAAGAATTCAAGGTGGAAGTCCACCACAAAGACGGTGTCCTGAATTGGGATGAAATTTTCGCAGTGATTTACAAATTTTTGCTGTGCCCGGAGACGGAACTTGAGGTATTGTGCAAAGAATGTCACGCCTCGTTACATGAAGAGAGGAATTATTGAAATGAAATGGAAATGGACATGGGAACTGGAAGAAAAATATGATCTACGCCCGATCATCTGGCACAACAACGCATATTGGTGGGCAAGAACCAAACGCCCGCATCGCCTTGGTATCAACGAACGCCAGGTGGCAATATCAGTTAGTTATCTGAGGGAGAATTGATATGAGTGACACGCTAATTTGTCCTATTTGCGGAACAGCGAATAACGCCCACCATTCCTCTGCGTGTGTTGATATACGAAAAAAAAGGCGTTGATAGCCAGTGGCATCCTGACCACGCAAAGGCGATTGAAAGAAAATGGATTTACACGCCACAGGAGGCTATCGCTAAATGTAATGAGCTTGAACGCGAGCTCGCCGACAAAGACCGGCAGCTCGCCGAGGCTGGGGCCCGCATAGACTTTTTAGATCACGTAATCGACTCAATGAACAATGAATTAGCCGAGTTGTGCCCAGAAGGGCAAACTGTTATCGAATTGCTTGCCCAAAAAGACAAGCTTATTGAAAGAATGAAAAATTGCCAAAACTGCGGAAGGACAGGGGGATTTTGTAAGCATTGTCGATACGCCCCCGATAAACGTGGATGGGACGATAACTGGAAGGAGCCTATATGAAAATGTTATGGCGTTGCAGGTGTGGAAAAAGAGTTGAGAAACTCACCGATGACAATTTTGGCGGCTGTGGTTGCCCCGACCCGGTTTACGGGCCGGAGTATTTTTACATGACAACAGATTGTGCGGATATGCTCGACGAAATGGATAAGGATTACAGCGACCAAGCAAAGCAGCTCGCCGAGGCGCGGGCCGAGATCGAACGGCTGAAAGCGCCAGCGCATGCCCGTGATTTGCGCGAAAAACTTGCTGAGCTGTGTCATTCTCAATGGGCTGGATGGATGGAGTATTTATTTTACAAATCCAAACAGGTAGATGGCTGCGTCATCATTCCTGCTTGGGCTAACGATCGTTGGCGCAGACAGATTGCAACGAAGTATTCAGATTTATCGGAGAGTGAAAAAGACTCTGACAGAAACGAAGCTGATCGTTTTTTGTCTTTGTTAGCCGCTGAGATCGAGCGCAAAGACGCGCTGATCGAGCAGATGCGGGAGGCGCTAAACGTATTGGTTGCAAGCGCAACGCCGAGCGGCCCTTTGTGGCACGGTAGCGCCGAAATGCAAATAGCAAGAGCCGCAATATCGGCGGCTGGAAGGAGCGAGGGATGAGTGACATCCTTTGGGAACGGGTCTATGGCGGGAGTATAAACCACGCATGGGAAAGATGCTCTCCCGACCACGCAAACTTTAAAAAGGGCTGGAGAACAAAGTGTGGGCTACACAAGCCCATGGCGTTGTTGTCTTTAACGTCATCAAGAGCAAAAAAATGCGCAACATGTCTTGCGCTGATAGCGGCAGAAAGGGGCGAGTAAGTGAGATATAAGAAAAAGCCGGTTGTGATTGAAGCCTTCCGAATGGGCGTAGACCCCAGACCCGACTGGTTTCAGGATGAAGTAGCTGGATTGAAGAACACGGCGGCTTTATCCTTGGCATCGAGCGTCCTGGTTATGGGCCGGCCAATGACGAGGAAGCGGTTACAATCCGTGAAATCAGGATTCAGAAACCGGAAATCCCATGGTTGGTAAATGACGGAACACCCGATGATTTAATGGTGCAGGCGAGGGCCGTTATCAAAACTCTTTCCAGTAGACAAATGAAAGGCCGTGTGCTATACTGATACTGGCTAACATTGCTATGCTACCTCTCACTGTTAAAGCCCGCCCGGAGCGGGCCTTTTTTTGTCAGAATGTTCTGACGGGTCCGAGATCCAGATGGACGAACGACGGCGCGGGGCCGTAAATTTTCCAGCCCACCCCGCCGAAAAGCTTGGACTTAATCGCCAGCTTGGCCAGCTCTGACTTACTAATCCGCGCCCATGCGTTCTGGAGATGGAGTTCTACAACCACATCGACAGCCGCGCCGTCCTCTTTACCCTTGGCCTTCCCCCGGCTCATGCCCATGTGGTAACTTGGCGTGTCTTTCCCGCCATAAACTTCCGCATTCCATCTGGCGCAACGCGCGGGGCCTGAGATTATGCAGCGAACGGGGGAGCCATATATGCGCTCCAGGATAAAGATAAACGCCTGAAGACGCAGCATCAGTTCAGGTGCGGTTCTTTTACCACACCCGCATTTACAATCCGCTTCTGTGCTGTGGAAATTTTTTAACGAAACGGTGGCACGTGGTTGCATTTATATCCACCCCTTTGACTTGGCATACACGCCGATGAACGTGCCCACGACGGAGCCAATCGTTGATACGACAGTGGCAATCAAAGAGAACACAGCAACATAAACCCGAGGATCTTTCACGGTTTCCTGTAATTTATCCATCTGTCCCTCCAGTCTTTCGATTCGATTTTCGTGGTCCACATGAAATGGGCATTTCGATTCTGCCATTTTCCAACCTCCATTTCTCTGCTAATTCGTTTGAGATTTCCGAGTAACAGATACTGCACATGTTACTCAATAACATAGACTCCCCGCCACATCGCGTGCATTTCCGTGAGGTTGTCGTCTGGTTAATGGTTCAGAACCTCCTGTCATCGTTTTATATCCTTCACTCGCAACAGTTCCCGAACGGAGATAGCGAGAAGTTCATCGTTCCCGCTGCTCAGGTCTTTCAATACGGCGTCCATATACGGCTGAAGATCAGGGCGCCCACTCTGCGCCAGCTGTTTCATTATACCAGAACGCAGGCCGAGCTGTTCCAATTTCTTGCCATACTTTTCTGCGACGAGAATGGCCATCTGTTCTGTCATGGGTTTGCCGTTGTAGATGTAATCATTCAACGCAATAGTGGCCAGATTGCGTTCAGTTTGCTTGGCCTCTATTATGGGCGTCTTTTCGCGCAGCTGGCGTTGCTGAATTCCTTGCGAACCGACACGGATGAATCGACCGAGCTGCGGTGAAAAGAGAGGCACACCTATCATGTCATTCAACGTGTCGATAAATGTTTGTCCGAAACGCTCTTGGCCGTATTTACCTTTTTCTTTCGGACGTGGGGAACGGATCGGGAAACGGGTGACCTGGTTCAAGGGACCGCCGAATCCACTCCGTAGAAAGTGCATGGCGACAAACTTGGCTTTCTCAGCTTCCTGGTCACTCTTCTGGATCTCTTCGGGTATTGCTTTCATTCCTCGGTATCCGGTGATGTTGCCAGTCTGCATCAGCTCCATCAGATCGAGGGGGGCTTTCAGTAGTGGCGACAGAGACGGCAGGGCTTCTTCGGCGTTGCCGGTGAACGCACTCCCCAGATCACCGAATGAATACGTGCCGTCCAACATTTTATCCATGGTGGCCCGCATCAGAACATTTATGAACTTGGAAGTCGGGTCGAGGGGGAGAGTTGCCCAGATGGCGTCCCCTTCTGATGTCAGGCCAAAGGGGATTACAACGCCCCGGCCCCAATCCCCTACGTTCACACGACGAACCATTTCTTTCCAGTCCTCTGGTATCAACCAGTCTGACATTTTCCCCATCTGCCCCATGACCAAGGACGCCGCAGCCTGATACATGAATAACGCACCTGCGCGTTTCACCCATGTGTCGAGTTTATTGGAGGCGCGGATGTCACTGGACAGACCTTGGATGTTTGGGTTGTAGAACAGGAATACATTTGATAGAACTGCGTTCGCCGCGCTCTTTCTGGCCAGCAAAGGCGTGCCAGCGAAATTGCGGATGTAATCATTCTTCATTTCCCGCGGCATGTCTGGGTAGTATTTATCCAGATAACGTTTCATCGACGCCTTGGTCGAATATTCCAACGAGCCGCCTATGCCCAACGCGAAACGCTTATAACCATGGTTTATTGTATAGTAGGCGCGGGACAGCATATTCATGTTATCCCATATACCATTCAACGTCTTGGGGTCTTGGCCGGCACGGATCAGGAGTTTATCAAATTCAGAATCGGCGGCCCTTACTCCCACATAATCCCCGGCGTCCTGAAGCAAATTCATGCGGGTCATTTCATCCCGCTCGATGCTGCGCCCGCCTTTTTTGTAGTCCTCGATGGCCGCTTTTGCAGCTTCTTTGGGTATCTCCAAAATGGCTGCATAGCCCGGCGCGTTTATAGCTGTGCGGATTACGTCGCGCGTCCAGTTGGTGAGCCAGAAGCCGGGGTTGAAAACCGTCATCCAGCTCTTGAGATAGTTGTGGGGGCCGGAAAGAAAATCGAATGTTTTCGTTACAAGGTTTGAGCCTTGTTTGAATCCGGTCAGAAGATCGGAACGAACGATATACGCCTCTGGCACTAGACCGTCTTTCGGGTTGTATCGTCTGGACACCACCAGTTCATGCCCGGCTGGGACGGAAGGGTATTGGCCGTTCTCATCTTTCACTACACGTTGAACAGCGGGGTTGAGATCCCCGGCGTCTGCCTGTAACTTGGCGATGTTTGCCAGCATGTCTCGCATGGTGCTGGCGCGTCTGGCAGAGATTGCCATCTTCACCATGCGTTCGGCTGTGGCAGAAAGAGGACTGACTACATTCCCGAGAGTTCCTGTCTGCTCATGGAAATCCTGGATGGAGCCGGGGTCTTTTCGGCGTCTCGGATTCCCGAGAAGTTCCTGATACACCACAGAGAACGTGACGTAATCATCGTTGGTTTCCATGTGTTTCAGAATATCCGGGGTGAACATCTGGGAGTCTTTGAGGGTTGGCAGAATCCAGTCGGTCATGGCCTTATGCGCGTTGTCGTGCAAATCACCAAAGATTTTCAGCACATCTTTATTCGGGTACTTTGCCTGCAATTCTGCCAAGAGCTGGTCAGCAGTTTTCTTGGTGAGGCCATAGGGGTTCAGTAGTTCCTGCACACGCAGTTTAAACGTGGCGTCGTTCTGCATGGCCTTCACTTGATCATCGGCCAATGCTCGAACTTTCTCCGGCGCCATAGATGGGTTCTCGTTCTGTATCGCTTCAAATATTTTCTCGCCAAAGAGTCGCATTTGCACTTTGAGGTCTTTAAATGATTCTACAGTTTCCCCAGGTTTTAACGCGAGTATATCTTTTTGACGGTCGTATTTCACACGTCTGGCCAGAGCATAGGCGTTGTAATCGGCCAGATCAATACCTTCCGCTTTCAGAGTCTTGATGATTGGCTGGAGCGCAGATTCCAGGTACTTTGTTTCCTTGGCATTACCAAGGAGCATTCCATCCATCAGTTCTCTGGCCACGGGGGAATACTCGGCAGCTTTCATAATCGGGTGGAACTCATTCTCGAAAAGAGTCCGAAGCATGTCAACCATCCCCATCTCGCCAGCTTCCTGCTTCTTCTGTCGGAAGATGCTTTGGGCGGTGTCGGAGTCTGTCATACCCCGCACAACGGTATAGAGGATAGAGTCAGGATTATTCCGTCTCTGCCGAAGTCTGTCGATCGCCTGTTGCAATGAGGGATTCTGGGCGGCGTATTCGTAAAAATCTTTATAGAGCTGCGTGTCCTGGAGGTTGAACGACTTGTTCCCTCCCCACACCAGATCAGGTTTCTCCATGCCGGCGGCGTCGTTAATGAGAAGAGAGATGGCATTGGCCATCAGTTCGTCCACGCTTCCACCTTCCCAGCGTCTGGTTTCCGGGTTGAACTTGGAGGCTTTGGATTTGAACAACGCCCAGGCATCCCACATATCCTGTAGCTCTTCACCATATTTGGTTCTGATAAACCATTCCCCAATGGAGTCTGTGGCGTCAGGATTCTCTTTCACCCATTTCAGGTATTGGGTTTTCATATCCTCCGACAGATCAGCAGCTTTCGCCCGTTCAGTGGCAAAGTCTTTGAACGGCTGGAATCCTTCCAGACCAAGTTCTTTCATTGCCGCCGGGTCGAGATTCCAGATGAGATGGCCTGGTTCATGTGCGAGGATTCTGGCGAGATTCTGGGGGTCTTTATCCATGGCGTCCCATACCGCTGCCATGTAACCTTTCTTCTCACTGGCTCCAGCCAACGCGCCGCGTCTCAGTTTCTCGGCAATCTTGAAGAATCCACCGAAAGCAAGACGCGCCTGATCGTAATTCAGCTGATTCGTTGGTGTCGTAAAGGTGGGGTCGAGGAAATCTTTGAGGAATTGTAGAACCAGATGCGGTGATTCCAGATTACCGTTGGCTCCAGTGACAGGGGCTTTCCGCTGGACAAGAGCATTCTGGCGAACAGTTATAGTTTCGCCGCTGTCGTCGAGTTGAACTGTGACAAAAATCTCCGGCTTCCCGCCGCCTTCGGGTGAACGAACTTCTGTCTTCACCACCTTGGCGTTCACTTCGGTGCTGATAGGACGATCCGTTTTGAAGGCGCGGGCATCGACGGCTATCTCTGTCCCGGTTTCAAATTTACCGCGGTATCTCGGAGCACGTTCCTGGGGGGAGAGATCGGGTTGCGCGTTCTGCGTTTCCCGTATCTGCGCCAGCTGTGCCTCATACATTTCAGCACTTGCCTGGACTCTTACGATGTCCTGCACCAATGTCTGAGGATCTATGTCTCTGAGCATATCCTTTGGCATGGCGTCTACGAATTGTTCGACACCATCTCGCATGTGCTCAGGCATAACAAATTGGCGGCCAAGAGAGTCTGTCACTTCTGCCAGACCATTGGCTTTGAGTTTGGCCTGATTGATGAGTTCTGGCATCCCGGTAAAAACCTGGCCAGATCCCATATTGATAAACGAGCGCCAGAGCATGTCTTTCATTACTTCTTCGTATGGACGTTGATCGCCTATCTTTCCCTGATTTTCGCGGAAAAACTCATCGACTGCCCAATCTGAAACATACTCAACATTCTGCGACGCCAGGGAGCCGAAAAAATCAACCCCCGCTGCGCGGGCCATACGTTTCGTTGCTGTGCGACCAACACCTAACGCATTCCCCACAGTGAATCCGGCTAAGGCGCCAGATGTAACTGCGGGCACAACAGACCTGCCGAGCGACACGTCCATGCCGTGTCCAGCTTCCCGCATCTGGCCGTACTTAGTGACAAGCGCCTGTGTGCCCCCAATAATGGTGGCGGGTATCCACGAACCGGAAATGAAACCTGCGATTACGGCGGGGGCAGAATCTATAAGATCGACAGCAAGATCATACGCCGCCAGTTCCCCAAGATTGAGCGCGTTGCGGTATTCTTCCGTTTCTTGCAGGAATTCTTTGCTCTTGTTTCGCAGATACGCTACACCTCGGTCAATGGTTTCCAGCATAGGCTCGGGCTGGTTCCCGTAATACATCTGGTAGCGTTTATCTTTGACGGGGGTATTCGCGTCTCGCATCAGCTGCATAGCCCCGGATACTGCGTCCGCTGCCGAAGCTGCCACACGTTTTGTCACGTTGCTGATTGGCTTATCCCACGGCTCCATGACCTCCTGCGCTGCGCCGCCACGGGACGCCTGCCAATCCAAGCCCGACCTTGGAGGACGGGGAGCGGTGGGTTCAACAGGAGCGGCGGGTTCTTCGGGAATCTTCATTGCTTCTGCCCCGGCCATCATCGACTGAACATCCCAGCCCCCCGGCGTACCGAAGGCAACGGGGGCTAATGGTTCTTTCGCGGCTGGAGTTGTTCGAGAGGCCAGGACATCGGTTAATAAGTCCGGCGCCTGCGCTTGTGGAGTAGCGCCATAAAACTCCGGCGCGAAATTGGCCAGCACTCTCGACTTGGCTTCTTCGTCCAGAGATTGAAAGTCTGGCTCGTTCATAATGAATGAATCCAGAGATTCTTTGCTGGACGCAATGTTGTTTATGATGCGTTCCTGAGCCTCGGCATCATATTCGTTGAAGTCCGGGTCATCGGCCAGATATTGTCTGAGATTATCTTTGGTGCTCATTTATTATACGACTCAAATTTGTTGGGTTTTTTTCCGTTCGTGGGAGCGGGCGTGCCGCCGAGAGACGCCAAAGCACTATCCAATATCGCCATATTGTTGCGATGGATATTCACGTAGCGTTCGGCCCCTGGTATCCCTTCCAACTCATTCACATAACCGGCGTATCTCTGCTTCATACGGGCCAACAGTGCGCCCGCTTTTTTCTCAATGTCTTTGGTTTCACCTGGGGTGGTAGGAGTGCCGAGCAGAGCAAGAATCGCCTGGGCTTTTCCTTGCCCCGTGGCGTTGAATGTCATCGCTTTGTCGATGGCGATAACCTTATCCGCGATTTGATCTGCGTCTCGATTTATGTTCTCAATCTGTTTATTCAAAGCCCTCATTTCTGTTTCCTGTTTTTTGGCTTCGTCTTTTTCCTGTCGCGCAATGGCGCGATCTTCGCGGGCGGCGGCTCTTTGTTCTTTGAGCGAGGCCAGATTTTCCCACGCAAGTGCCCGTCTCTGTTCCCGGTCTTCGATGATTGACTTCTTGTTTTCTATTTCTGTTTCCTGAATCATTCGACCAGTTGGGGTCATGGTTTCTTCATACTGGCGAGTCACCGGATTATAGGACGCGAACACCCCCGGCTTAACCTGAACAGCTTCCTTACGCGCCTTGCGCTCCAGAAGTTGTTCTGGGGTGATGTGACTTTCTTCCGGCAGACCGGCGTTTATTAAATCCGCGGCTTCAGCTGCTGCGGCGGGGTCAACATCCGCCACCGATAAATATTTTGTGGCCATCTCAATACGTTCTTTTTCAAATTTCTGCACGGCTGCTGGCCCCTCGATCTTGGCGGCGTCCATTACCGAATTCTGAATAGCTTTCCATTTTGGAACACCAGCCGCCAAATCGGAATTAAACCTCTGCGTGGCGGCCTGATCGGCGGCAACCGAACGCTGCACTTCCTCCATTTCCATCTGGGCCTGCTTCATCTTCATGGTGCCCATTTCGTAATTCTGCTGAATGGTTTTTAATTTCAGCTCACGTTCTTCGTCTTCCTGTCGTTCCTTCTTAATCTCTTTCATAGTGTCAACCATGCGCTGCGCTTCGGAACGATTGGGCTCGTACTGAAAATTTACGAATGGACTTGGAGTATAGAATGGATTGGCCATATTGGTTCTCCCTTACAACAGACGGAACGGATTCGGGTTCGTCATCAGACCGGAAACAAAACTCGGCAAGCCTGCATTATTCAGCGAGGTTGCCGACGATTGTGTCGGTTTATTCCCGCCCAGCCAACCAAACTGGCTGGCCATCTGCAAAGCGGTCTGGAGGCCGGAGGGCTGCTGTGCCTGGGCGTTCATTCCCGCCATCATATTCTGAGCGGTCTGGGAACCAAGCTGGCCTTGGATAGCGCCCATGTTGCCATAGAAAGACGCCACATCAGTCGCCATGTTTCCATACATGCCAGCAATGTTGGCACTCTGTGGTGTCTGGAAAGATGCCTGGCCGAGCTGCGCTCCACCCATTCCCATGCCAACCATCTGCTGCAGGTTGCCAACTACACGCTCACGCTCCTGTGCCGCGAGGCCGAGATTCTGTCGGGCCAATTCTCTCTGCGCGTATGTGCCGCCAGACAACCCGGCTGCGGCCAGCTGAGCGGCGAGGTCTTCTTCCATGACCTGTTTCTGGAACTTGAAAAGCGGGGAACCTTCCATGTTATACGCAGCGCCAGTGTAAGGTGTGAGAGCTTGGGTCGTTGTGGTTCCAGCCGGAACGGAGGTGGAAGGCGTGACGCCTTCGCCGCGTATCGAGCCAGCAATCTGCGGCGCCATAACAGGATTCCCTCTCGGGCCTTCGGTTGCGGCTCCTTCTTCCGCCTGTGGAAACATTCGATTCTGGGAGGCTTCGTAGAGGTCGGCGTAATTAACTTCTGGTGGGGTGTATTGGCTTATATCCTGAGAGATGTTGTAAGCAGGTATTCCGAGAAGCTGCTGAAGCATTGGCAACGCCTGAAGAGATGAAAGCGATGCCTGCTGGTAGGGGAGCATGTTCTGTTGGTTGGAGGCAAACTGCCCTCTGGCAATATCGTAAGCCATCTGCTTGTCAGCTGTGCCAACGGCAAGCTGGCGATTGGCCAAATCCTGATATTGCTGTAATGCCGCCTGCTGATATGCCATCTGTGCATCAGCGCCTTGCTGTATGTACTGCTGCGTCTGATCGGCGGGGTTTTTGGACTTAGATGTAGCCGCTCCGATGGTCGATATAATTTGTGCAGGAACCTGCCACGGCCCCGGAATAACGGAGGCCACGTTCGCCACTGTACCCAGGGCTTTGCCCACACCTTTGAATGCGTCTGATAACCAGCTCATAATTTCACCTCAAGTTTATTATAGCTCAAAAGCCCGCCACGAACAATAGGAATATGCCGACAAGGATGGAGTAAATCAGGAATCTTAAAAGGAATTTCATTCTTCTAAATCCTCGACCCGCTCAGTGAGATCCGCCAACTGTTCCTGTATGGTCGTGATAGTCGCGTCCAGGGACACAAGTGCTTCGTACAAAAGCTGGATGTCCATATCGAACTGGCGCACGGAGGGGTCATGTTTCAACGCCGGGGATAGAGGTTTCGGGGGTTGGATATTAAGAGTCAAGGATCTCCACCTCTTCTTCCACCATAATTATCGAGAACGGCACATTGTCTGTGAATGAGAATTCATACTGCCGGGTGCGGTAGATTCCTTGGGTATGGAAGAACACGAAGTCCAAGGGTTTACTGATCTCCTGCTCCCGCTCGTTCACCCATTGTTTGGCGCCATCATCGCGCCATCGCGTCATAATTGTCGCCATATCACGCCTCCGATTTCCACAGGTTTGCTGCGCCGCCCGACGTTCCACAAAGTATTGTGCGGTCATTCAGCAGGCAGAAACAATTCACGGTACCAATAGACGCCTTCACTTCCGTAGTCGTGGCAACAGCATCAGTCGTGCGGCGTATAGTTGTAAGGCGCCCGAACACGGCATAGTTTTTCTTTAAGCTCACGCCCGCTCTGCCGTGGTAAGAGAAAGACGGTGAGGTAGTGGCGGGCGTCCAGGTGGCCCCATCATCTGACGACGTGGAGTATTTGGTGCCGGTCAGGAAATAGAGCTTCCCACCGTTTTCTTCTTTGATGACGCACCCTTCCACAACATCTTCGTCGTATAGCCTGAGAGCGCCGGTTAAACCGTTTGCGGCGATCTGATATATCATACCTGTGCCAGCACCGTGGTAAGGGATGATGAATGAACCGTCGTCCGCGACCACTCCCTTGTAAGACACGACGCCGACCAATCCGTCGTTACCCATCAGATACGACGCGACTAAACTGCTGTTACTTACATCATACACATACGCTCGTGCGTTATTCGACGTGTCGCTGGTTGATACAACCAGATTACTGGCGATTGACCCTGTGAGAGGGCAGCCGACCCCGTAACTTTTGGTGATGGCGTTCATCATGGTGGTGCGGGAGAACACAGACGCCTCTGCTTCTTTCATCCAGAGATATTTGCCATCAGAAACAACCAACGAACCGTTTGCGGTTTCGACAATGTTGAAGAACGCGTTTGTGATCGCGGAGCCATCCTGCGCCACTTCGTTGAATTCCGATAGATCTGTGGGGGCTTTCCAAATCTTACTGTTGCCGACGATATACAGGTAACCATCAGAGCACAAAATAATATCGTTGATTGGTTCTGCGAGAAGAGTAACAGCGTCCCATACAGTGCCAAATGCCGGGACCGGCAGAACAGTTAATCTAAGCGTGCGGGAAAGTGTCTGAGAAAACCCCTTGAATATAATCTCAAGATACGCTTCCCCACCCGGCAGGCCTTCGTAAATATCTTCGGGGATCAATATTCTGAGTAAACCGGTGGGGTCTATAGACATCTCCACACTCTCGGGCAAATCAGTTTCACCAAGCGACCATTCTCCGGCGTAACAATCGTTGCATGTCATCTGCTGTGTTATAGGAATACCGGCGGTTATCTCCAGATCCAGATCAATGCCGTACGCCGCGGCACCGACATACACATCGGACGTGACCGGGCCGTACCAATGCGCAGCGTTGTCGCTCTGGTCTGTTTCAATACCTGCGTCGATAAGCTGTTGTTCGTCAGCGGTAGGCGTAAGAAATGCGCCAGGCAATTTTTCTTCCCCCTGCACAATGAATTCGGTGAGATACCGATTTTCGTCGGGCGTTGCGGTGATGTAAACCATTTGCCCCTCGGCCAGAGCTGTGCCATGCGGGGGAGTAATCTCACAGTTTATTTCGTGTGTGTGATAAAGATGGTAGAGAACCGATCTATCCGGGCCAGGATCATCTGCAGATTGCTTTATATAAATCCGCATTATATCTGTGAACCACGGTTGGTTTTCATCATGGAGATAGTGCCGGGCGGTTGGTACATTCCACTCCTGATTCACCACATCAACATCAACGTATTGTTCCCCAGACGGCTTGGTGGCGATGGAAAAATCCCAGCGGATATACACACTTGGACTGATTTCCACTTCCATGATATAGCCGTAGAGAATGTTATACGTGGTTAAGAGGTCAACCGACGGCGGTTCTTGAACAATTCCGTATAGATTTGGGGTTTGCGTGAACGGAGGGAGATCCCAGAGGGCGAAAGCGTCGGCCAGAGATTTGCCCCATCGTCGAGTTTTAACTCCCACAACTGTGCCAAGGGGGCCAGGACGGCGCCAGCGTTGCACCACCTGCCAGGTTGTTTTTTGAGTTAAGGCCAGCTGCGCCGCTTTTTTGACAAGCGGTTCAGTGGCAACATATCTGTCCTGAAGTGCGGGCAGATAACCTGACCCGCCAGCCAGGCGCTGAATTCGGTATTCTTCCCACTCTGATAGATACGGGTAGCGCATCACGTATAGAACCTGCCCGGTTTTTGGCCGGGGGGTGCCGGCTACGACTGTCCTAAATTCCGTCATTACAGAACCCCCATTTCGATATCGTAGTCCGAAACAACCAGTGGTCGGTCGAAGGAATATTGGGCCCCGCGTTCGTCTCTGACGGTGATCGTAACGGTCGCGGTACCTGTAAACGCCAATATCGTTCCTGAAATTGTCAACACGTTATCTGTCTGAGACGCCGTAAGACCGGACGGTAGACCGGAGATAGAAATCACAACCCCCTCTGGTAACGTGAACTGGTGATAATACAGAACGCAGCGCATAGCATCAGGAAGTTCCAGAGAAAATAACTCCGGGTCGCGCAGCTGATCTGTGCTGACTTTCATAACCAGGCGTGCCGTGTGTTTCTTATAGCTGGTTCCCCAGCTGTTGTGCGGAGTTCTCACCAGGACACGGATCGGTTCTCCGGCGTCTGTATAAGCACCTGCATCATAATAGTAAACTTTGGAATCGGAAGCTCCGATTATCCATGAATCTGTATCGCCTACGGTGGGAAGACGTTCGCTGCACCGGGCAAGAAACGCTTTATCTGCACCAGATGAATATGTCGAGAACTGCCCCCACGCACCAAGAATAGGATCGAACGTAAAAGTCTTTTCTTCGTTCGGGAAGGTGAACAGCATGTGGCGATCAAGACGAAGAACAACGGCGTCGGTGGCGTTGCGGAGTTTGGAAAGTTCACGATTCATATCACCTTCGGACGCGCTCCTAACTTCGCGATTTGAGATAACACGAATTTCTTTATCTGGAGAAACTAAGAACAAAGCGTCGTCGAATAACTCCATGGCTCTTGCACTCATCAGACCGTGAAAATGTTGGCTGCCTGTGATAGGTTTATACGGGGTTGACCCGTCATCGAAAAAAGACATGAACTGGTCACGTTTGAAAACGATCAGTTCGCCATTTACAGTGGCTACGCCGACATTATCTTCACCTGTTCTGCCGTATTCAAGATAGCCTGTCCATACCAAAGCGTCTGTCGGCGTCGTGAGCGAGGGGGGCGCCGTATACCAGAAACGATTGGTGCCGAGTTCGTTGGCGATAACGCGCTGGTTGAGATAAGTGATGGATGAAACATTTATCGGGGCCGCGCCGTCGGCTACGTGCGTGGCTTGGTCTGTGCCGTTCCACTGCGCCATCTTACCAGATGAGCTGCAGATATAAAGCCAATAGCCGGTATCTACGATCTTGGCGGGGCCAAGTTCCAGCAGACGGAGAGAACCACTGACTGAAGTAAGCGCGGAATTCAAGCCCGAGGACGCATAGACTTTACCCCCCGCCACGACCACCAGTTTGCTCTTTGCCGCCCAATAATACATAGCCTGCACACCGCCCACGACGTTCAACTGCTGGCTGAAAAATAGCCCTGGGCGCTTATGGATCGCCTGGGCCTTGTCAATGTAGCAGTTGAATAACTCAAGAGAACCCCCTTGAGTTACATACTCCAGAAGGTTCTTTTCAAGTTTGCCGGGGAATGGCATGCGCTGGGGTTTCATTTGCGCTTCTTCCTTTCGATTTTAGCCATGGCCATCTTAGCTTCGTGCCTCTATGCTGTAGACCGCGTTCGGCCAGCCTGAAGTTAGCATGTCCACCGTATCGGATTCTGAATACGTTCGCAGCTTCTGCGATTTGCCCCAGTGGAA